CATCACCAAGATCGACTTTTGCAAACTTTTCAATCTCAGAGGGCTTTAGGTTTAAGTCCTTTAAATCGAAGTCATCAAAGTTTATTTCTCTTACCTGCTTAAACCACTCTGAAGCACTTAGTTCTTGCTTTGCTCTATCTTCTGCCCTTTTTCTATTTGGCACTTGAGGAATGCGACTAGTTGCATCTACAACATTATCGGAACCCTTAGCCATATCAGCACCCTTACGGATCATGTTAGCTGCTGCATCGCCAATACCGGGAATGAGGCCAATAACCTCAGTACCCGCTAAAAGACCAATCTTTAGGTAGTTGGGGTTCTCTTGTTCTAACTCTTCAGTAATGTCTTGCACAGTGTAATATGTGCCGACACCGGGTAAGCTTTCCCAGCCAAACTGGGCTACACCTTTAGCTGCCTCTAGTTGATCTCTATATTCACGATCATAAGAAACACCACGGGGGTTTAAACCTCTGTCTTCTTCAACCATAAAGTTTGGAATAGGCGCATTGGATGGCTGTGGCTTACGGCCCATTAACTGTCTCCCTGAGTAACTTGAGTTTACGCAGAGTAGACACTGCGCCCTGCGCTCTGTAGAACACGGCAGGTTCAGTTGCCTGTTCCATCTGTTTATGCTGTAGATAGATTAAGTCGTCTAAGTGTTCCTTAAACGCATCCATAAAGTCTTTGTTATTGACCCATTGCTTGAGGTGGTTGCTCATTACCTGTAAATCCTTGTTCGCCCGGTGTTGGTGCGGTACCTATCCCCATCTGCGATCCACCTCCACCTGATGTATCTGCTACACCCTGTGGTCCTTGTCCCTCTGGTCCTGCTACGCCTTGCTGTTGTGCTTCAGGTGCAGGAGCTTGGAAGCCTTTAAGAATCTCTGCTTGGATAGCCGCGTCAGCCATAGAGTTAGTAACCTTATCTGGATCAAGGTCCATACTCTTAGCAATCTCACGGATAATATAATCCATCTTAGCGAAAGGTGCAAGCACTGGATTCTGTGCTACTTGCAAGAACTGCATCAAACGTTGTGAGCGTACTTCGTTAGCCATCAAGCTTTCTGTACCAGATGCGTTAACTTCCAAGTCGCCGCGAATGGATTCGTCAAAGTCAAACTGCATGTTAAACGCGAAGAATGCTTTTCCTAGAGGGCGAATGAGGTAGTCATCAACATTTTTAACCACAGTGCGAATACTGCCATTAGCAGCAGACATGAGCATACTAATACCAGAAGCAGTGCGCCCAACACCTGAGACACCAGTTTGACCGTGCGCAAAGCTAGGGAAGCCTGTTGATTCATCTGCTAAAACTCGTGCCTTATCAAAGAGTTGCATGTTTTCGCCAGCAACGTTGGGAAACTTAGTACCGAAGATTGCCTGACCCGGCGCACCGCCTTGGCGACGAAAGATTTTGCCGGGGTAAACAGATAAGTCCTGTCCCGGTACTAGATTAGTTTCGTCTACTTCGATGATAAGATTACCAGATAGTGCAGCGTTGTCAATAGCCATACGCATAAAGCCGTTCATTAGCGTCTGCGTATCGTCCATGTTTTCTGCGATACCAACACCAAAGAAGCTATATGGATTATGCTCATATGGGGTAGCATAGTAAGGAATGCGTGTAGGCTTGAATGGGTTAAGCACGAAACGTAGTACTTCACCGTTACATGTCCACACGTTACAGTTTACCTCATCTAAGTCTTTCAACTCTGATGGAATCTTAACGCCGTGTTCCTCTAGTAGTTCTACGTCTACGAAACCCCAGAACTCCAACACTTCCCAACGCTCTGACGTAGGCTGTGTGTCGTCGTCTTCCATAGTCATTTCCCAGTGCTTCTGAACGTAGTCAGCACCTTGACGTACAGCTTCTTCAATAGCGTCATTCATGAAGTATGGACGTTGCTTCAGAGAGCGTAGCTGTGTACGTGACATCTTGTGACGTTCAACTACATACTCAGCATCATTCATAGACTTAGCTTCTGGGTCAGGGTAGAAGTCCCACACAGAAACGTGGCTACACTCTGGTACAGTCTTGATGAGAGGTTCATACTCACCATCAGCATTCCAGTTAGGATACTCTTTGTCTAGCGCGAATGGTCCTTTCATCACGCCAGTACCCATCAGTGCCATCTCGAATGCCATAGAGCGTAAGTGTGTAGATGCACCACTCTCTTGTAGCTGATCGTGAATCTTCTTTTCCATCTTCTTAGCTGCGATCATAGCAGGATGGAATGTCACAGTGGATGCAGTTGTACCTTCACCCTCAATGATCTTATCTGATACAGCTTCAACCTTGCTGTTCAAACCTGCCATACGAGCTTGTAGGTCCATCAAAGTCTCACCGGGTTGTAGCGTTGTGTCGCCATCAATCAGGTAAGGGCTTGAAGGTTTCTGCTCTGTAACAGCACGAATGGCATCAGGCGATGCAGATGCTTTAGGGTCTAGGTTAATGTGTACCGCTTCTGCTACACCATCTGGCAACACAGACGGATTAACAGATAGAGGGAACTTGTTGTTTCCGAATAGTACGTCAACGATCTGTCCGTATGCTGCTAGTGTTTTAGTCTTAGTAACTTTAACAAAGACACGTGATTTCTCTGAGTCTGTGAACTGAACGTCTGAACCATAAATGCCGCGATAGTTTCTATACGCACGTAACCAACGTTGTTCATCTGCGTAACGAGCATCTTCTGCACGTTTGTAACGCTCTTGAACAAAGCCTACTACGCTAGACTTCTCACGGAAGATACTATCGTCGCTGTCTTCTGCAGCTACGACTTCATCTGTTTCAAACATTTCTTCTTGTTCTGCCATACTTAATATCCAAATGTTGAGTCACTAGCTTGAAAGCCTGTGCGTTGTGTTGCTGTGTTGAAATCCCATACACTGCTGCGTGGGCGTGTCATGACACCGTAACGCAAGGCATCGTACAAGTGATCCTCTGCATGTGTGTCTACATCTTCTGGGTTACGTTTATCCAGAGGGATGCTTGGTATCTGCGCTATTGTGTTAGTGCAGTTGTCCATGAATACTAGACGTGGTTTCTCTGTGAAGTCATCTACTTGTAAACGTCTATGTATTTCGTTTTTACCTGCGATACGAGAGCCGCGAGAACGATCTGAAGGACGCCAACGACAACCTTTCATGATCATCTGTTCCGCTAGTGATGGCCCTGTATCGCCACGGTTGTGCCATAAAGATGAGTCAAGCACACCGTATCTCATACCACCGTCATGTCTTTCTGCGTCTAAGATCATATCAGCTAAGTCTGTCGCTGTAACCTTAGAGACATACATCTCACGATATACGATTAGCTGTTCGTCAGGGGAAACAGCAAACCATAGAACGCCAGTGTAACTACCATAACCATAATCACAAGCCCTGAATTTAACCCAGTTCTCAGGTATGTCAAAGCTTTCGATAACATGTTTTGACCTGTCAAACTCTGGGAAGGCTGCACCTTCGTTGATGTCCCAGTTTCCTTCGAGCAACTGCTTTCGTTGATGCTCTGGTAGTGATAGTAGCATGGCTTCATAGTCGCCAGCATCCGCGAGGTAAGGGTTGTCGAACAAAGACGCAGGAATAAATCTACGCTTAAACAGAGGCTGACCCGCTTTACTGTGTCCTTGAGGGAATGTAATAGTGTCGCCTGTTTCAATATTCGTAGCCCAAAAAGGTTTACCTGCCTGTGCAGGATCAATGAACATTTTCTTAACCCATGAGTGACCTGCGCCACCGGGGTTGGTTGTAGCTCTCATGTACAAACCTAAGTGTTGTGCTGAGCTACGTAAACGTGATCTCATATAATCCCAAGCGTAAGGGCTAGACCATTGTGTAAGTTCGTCGAATCCAATCCAGTTAAAAGCCTGACCTTGGTATCTGGTGACATCTGTATCCTTATCCAGATAAGACATCCATAGTCTTCCACCCTTTGGACTAGTCCACTGAGACTTACGCTCTGACCATTTGATACCTGGTACGGCACGTGGGTACAACTCCTGAGACTTTTGTATTAGTTCTCTAAGTTCTTCCGTAGTGTGACGTACAAGTAGACCAGAGAAATTAGGATCATTCAAACCATGTAGCGGATCAGCAAGCATCGCATATGACTTGCCACCACCCGCTGCACCACCATATAGAACCTCACGTTCTGACGCACTTAAGAAATACGTCTGGGGGCCGGGGTTTGGTTTGAACACTACATCCTGTGCTACATCCACGTCGAACTCAGGTGCCACCGCTTTTGCAGGTACAGTCTCACTGGGGGTAGCGACTGTTTCAACTGTCGTCGGTGTACTCTGCGTATGCCCCGACCCCTTGGGTTTCGAGCTTTTCGATTTCCTCAAGGGTTTCTTCGAGCCACTTGGCAAGCTTCCGCTTAATCGCAAGTGCTTTTCTACGTCTTTGCTCAACTTCAACTCTTTTCTTTAGGCCACCGTGTGATATGTGTCGGCCTGTTTCTTTGCTCAACCATTGTGCTACTGCTCGTAGACTATACTGCTTGAGGTGTCGTTTTGCAAGCTCTAACGCTTCAAGTTCGTGTTCGACAGGTACAAGTAACTTGTCGTTTTCTGGATGTAGCTCATAGCCGAAGGGAACCTTTTGAGTTACCCTTACAATAGTGTGCCACTTCTTGTCTGTGTTCTTAGGTGGCAACGGTAGCTGCCAATAACCTAAATCTCTTTGCGGTATTATTCGTTCGTACCTTCTTTTGGTGGTAGATAAAAGATGCCACCACTTGATGTGACATCCACTTTATCTACTTTACCAAGTCCTGCACGGTCTAGCAAGTCTTTTGCTGCGACCATCTTCTCTTTGATGCCTAGTTCAGTAGGATCATGTATAGCGCCAACCATAGCCATAGCAGCCTTGGGCGCACTACGAGCAAAGTAAGTACGTGTCTTTTCCGCGATCTCATCTTTCAAAGATTCCACAATGGCTGTAGTGCTGGACTCAGGTGCATAACCTGCCAGTTTCTTAGCTGTAACAACGTCACCGCCAGCATCATCAAATAGTACTTCAAGAAACTTAACTTGCTTCTCTGTTAGATTCCTTGCCATAGATTAACTCTCTTATTTGTGAGCGACCTATACCTAGATCACGTAGTTCTCGCTCAGATAACATATTTAGTAGATGATAGTCTGCGCGTTTCTGTTGTGCAACTTCAATAGCTTTCCATGCACGTTTTAGTAGGTTAAGCATAACGTTCTCCTTTGTTGTATGCGGAGATAGTTATACTCATGGGTAGGTCAGGTAGTAGTACCTATTATTGCATACCCGCTATTACCCTACTGGGATAAATGTTTCAGTTACAGTTAGGATGGTATCAATATGTCCTGCGCTAGTAGGTGTGACTCTAATTTCATCACCGGGCTGTAGAATTAAGTCAATGTTACTGAAGCTTACGTAGTCACTAGCGTTGATAGATTTACCTTTGAGGAAGTGTGATGTGTAAGTGTCAGCAGATACGTACCACTCTACCTCAACGGTGTTAGTAGAGGCACCACCATTAACAACATGGATAAACGTAACCTCTGCTACAGCATTAGCAGGGCAAGTATATATAGTTTCTGCTGTTGTACCTGTGTTGTGTCCATAAACGGATTTAACACGTGCTGGTTTACCCTGCTGCGTTAGTGACATTAATCGCCATCCTCAATGGGTTCTGCTTTTTTCTTAGGCTTCGGTTTAGGCTTAGGCTTATCCATTTCAGCCTGTGCCTTTATACATATCTCAGTAATGTTAGGATCATTAGCGTATACATTACCAAAGCGATCCTCCGCAGCTGCGTGATTGCCACGTGCATCCCACACATTACCTGAAGTATCTACTGTGAAGCCGTGCGCTTTTAGCGCCTTCTCATATTTGTTGTAGTAGGGCATTACTTACTCTTCTTCATTGGGCGTTCTGCTGGGTTAGATGCACCACAGTAGCCACCTTTGTTCATCTTCTTTTTAGCCATACCACCGTATGACATTTTGTTCTTCTTCTTTTGGCAACCCTCTTTAGCGCATTTTGCTGGAGAAGGACACCCCGGACATGGTTCAAACTTCATGATCTTTTCTTTCCTGATGCTGTTGTAGACCAAGCAACACGCTTAGGTCCAGTCTTCTTTGATGCTTCTTTCTTGCTTATCTTGCTTGCCACCGCTTTGGGACGACACGCTGGATAAGGTCTTTTACTATCTTTAGCAGACGACCTGCCACACTCTTTACCTGTTTTAACATCTGTCCACTCCTCACCGAACCACTTACCTAAACCACCTTGGGAAAAGCTTCTAGTGCTACGCAGAACGTGATTTGACTTTGTTCTTTGTCGTGCCACTATACTTGCCTCCACGTTTCTTGTACTCTTTAGTAAGCCACGCAGATGCATATGCGCTGGGCCATACGTCAAACTTCTTCTTAGCTTCTGCTTTTACTTTAGCGTACAGCTTCTTGTTAGTTGGTGTTGGTGACTTAGCCATTACCACTTTTCCTTGT